ATACGTCAAAGAAAATGTATTTGTATTGAATGAAACAACTAAATCAATTTTACCTGTGTTACCTAATGGAAAACTAGGGTCATGTACAAACCAATAAATAGTCTCTATTGAGCCGTCTTCATATGCGCCAATGCATCTAGCATCTACACTTAATAATGTATTTTGAAATTTTAAAGTTGTAAGTGAAATATTTCCTTTTGTATTTTCAATAACTCCAAATTCAGAATTTTCTGTCGAACCCATTCTGATATTCATCGCATCAATATACTCGCCATTAGGAACAACTCTCTCATCGAAAGTTTTGTTCATCTTACCTGCAGTAAAATTTCTAGTAAACTTTGGCATATTATTTTAACATTTTATCTAATCCCCTTAGGTTCATTAAAAGTCTACCGGGATGAATATTGCTTATTCTTATTTTTGCATTTCTTAATAACGCCTGCTTATCTTTTTTGGCTCTTTGAATAATATACTCTTGAACACCAAACTTTGAATTTAAAATTTCATATTTTATAGAAGCATAAACATATGCCTCAAATAGTTTGTTTATCGTAATCAAAGAATTATCTCCATTTTCCATTCCATCAGAAACATATTCAAGAATACATAATCTCTCAGACATTCCTGAATCAAAATTAATAACCCCTGATTTTTTATCTATTGTAAATGTAGGATTGGCATTTGCCGTTTCTGTATTTAAACCAAACCTTGCACCTATAGCATAATCAAAATACCAATACCCATCTACATTATATCCCATTTGTCCATTAAATTGGCTTGCTTGGTTTAAGTATATTGACTTCTTTGTCCCTGTAATTCTATCAAAATCTATACTAGAGTATTGAGGAGAAAGGGCATTGCCATCTTGGTCAAATAATATATTTGAAAGGTTATCTTGAAGATATGCTTTTGATGAAAGTGTTTGGATGTTTTCACTTAATGGTCTTAGTACACCATTTTCATATACAGATATTCTTACCCAATTAACATAGTCAGAAGGTAAGATATATCTTAATGTATTTGGAACATTTAATTCTAATATTTTTATTTCTTTAAATGCGTCATAGTTTAGTTCTTGAACTGCACGTTTTGCGTGGAACAATATCTTATATCTTTCTTCGTTATTTACTAAAGAATGATTCCCTGAATACATTAAAAGAAAGTTAGTTACTATATCAGCTAAACTAACATATTGGTATGAACCCCAATTTAAGTCCTCGGGATTGTTTCCATTATTCTCATAATATTCATACTGTGATATATACGCCATGTTTTATATATTATGGTATTTGTGCATTGTTCTCCATCTCTTCTTGTTTTCCAAATTGAGCAACTAATGTTTCTCTAATTGATATACCACAATATTGAAGTATCTTGACAACTAATGAAGTTTCATTTTGCATTCCTATTTCAAAATCTTGATAATCAGGTTGCGATGGGTTAAAGACAGGCTCACCACCCGCTAAAGAAGTAAATGTCCACTTAGGTTCTTTAGGATACCTAAAGTAAGTTGCTTCAACTTGCAATGGTAAGTTTATAATACTTGATGGATAAAAAGTTATTAAGTCACCTGTTTGAGTATATGCGGGATAGTTAACAGATGGCGATGTGATAGGTGACATATTTAATAATGTTATCTTTCCTGCTGTAACTTTTTCCGCTTCATTTTGAACTGAAGTATCAACAATCCTATAAGATTGAGGCACTAATGTAAATATATTTGCAGAAAGACCTAGTATTGTAGCACTTACAGATGTTACTGTAGCTGTTACCATTGGAGCAACTGAAGTATTAGTTACAATATCTCCAACTGAAACTCCTGCTAAAGAAAAATTAGCTGATGAATCTATTAATTGTGATGCAACAACAGATGTGTTTACACCACTTGTGAGTATTTTAGAGTAGCACAATACTTTATTTATTAAATACTCTTCATCTCCTGTAGTTGTTAAAGATGGGAGATAATATGTATTTGATAAAGCAGTAGTTACTGATGTGTTTGTTAATGAGTTCGTTACTATAAACTCTTCCATTTGTTCAGCAAAAGATTTCCCAAAATCGGCATAATCTGTTCCTGACCCCCTAGCATTTTCCTTATTTATAATTGCATTATAATCAGAAAAATATTTCATAAATAATTCTAATTGTGCTTGTTGGGCATACAAATTAAAATCAGATGGAGAAATATATCCGTAGTTATTTTTATTTAAAATAGCAATTACAGTATTCCTTACAGAGTTTATCATACTACAAAGATAATAAAAAAAAAGGCACTCTATTAAAGTGCCTCTTTGTTTTTAAATTAATTAGTCTTATGCAATAACTACAGAAGTAATCAATTGTTGCGTAGCTCCAACCATTGGTAATGCAGGAACAATAATCGAAGTAGGACTAGACCCCGGACTATTAGCAAGAGCTAATGCATCAATAACTGCATAGTGTGATGCATAAGTAGCATCAGCAGTAGTAAACGTAATTGTAATTACATCAGACGCTGCATGTGCTGAATAAGCATGAAACAACAATGTACTAGTACTAGGCATTGTGATAAAATAATCAGCGTTAGCTGAGAATAAATGTTTTACTAAAGAACTCGCTGCTCCAATAGTAAATTGTAAAAATTTTCTGTTCATTTTAAAATGTTTTAGTTGTTAATAACAATGCAAATATAGCAATTATTTTAGACTTATTTCTAAGAACTTTAAAACCTCTATCCCTTCATCTGACTTTAAGAATAAAGCAACTGTTTCATATGGGTCTTCACCAAATGGTATGCCCATCATTTTCTTCTTATTGCTCTTTGTATTGAACCATACTTCTCTTTGACCATTTCTAAATTGCAATAAATTATGAGCAAAAAATAATTGCACATTTGATTGTAATTTAAGTAAAGGGTCATTAAGTATTTCTAAAAATGACTTAGGTTCTTTTTTAGCATATATTAATACATCTCTACGCAACTCTGCAGTTGATACGGTTGTAACATCTTTTTGAAACATTACTCTACTTACTACTTCAAGTTGCTCAATGCTTAACTGTCTTGCTTCAATTAATGCGTCTACTTCAAAGTTTAAATCTTCAACTTCTTTTGCAGCATCAACTGTCTTGTCTACTTCTACAAAAACACTTCCATTCATGGGGTGATAATGTAGGAATTGTTGTAGAACAGGATTTGTTCTTGGAACATTTAAAAATCCATCGTCAAAAATAACAGGTTCAAGAAGAAAATTTCCATCTTGCTCATCTTCAAATGGTGACTTTTGATTTCTTGCATAGCGAAGCGCTCTGTTTGTGTTTTGTTCTTCATCAAAGTGAAGAAGTGGAAATCTAGATGTATTTCTAGATGGCAACGTAAAAGATATTGGCGTTGCATTACTTTTTAACTTGTAGGTCTTATCTACTGTTGTTGTGTTTTTTTTCATTTTATTTAATTTAAGTTGTTACTAAAAAAATAAAGAGGGACACTGATGTCCCTCTCTTGATTTAATCATTTGTTATTATGCTCCGTAACGGAATAATACAAAGTTATTCGCACCTAAAGTACAAACAGCACGCTCAGATAAGAAGTTAACTTCCATTGCATCTAAGTCACTAGTTTGAGCACCTCCGGCTGAACCTGTAATCCAAGTCTTATATTTTCTATCTTCTGCTTCAGAAGCACGATATCTAACATGTAAGAAAGGTCGCTTTGCATTTTTACCCATAATTTGGTCATATACATTAGTTGAACCTGCAGGAACAAGTAGTCCTGTAACAGCTTTAGAAGCTGCAGCAGTAGACATTCCTCCACGCATTGTTGGGTCATTTAAGTATTTCCAATCAGTCTTGTAGAAATCATAACCTCTTCGGAATCCTGTAAAGCCTAAGTTTAAAGCCATGTCTTTGTCATTGTCAAATAGACCATAAGAAGTACCACCTGCTCCATAAGAGTTTTGTGCTGCTAACATATCGTCAATGTCAAATCCAAAATCACGATTAACAAATAGTACGTTTTCTTCAATAGCACCTTGCTTATCTAAACGAGAGATAACAGTGTCCCAATCAGAAAGGGTTGTTGGATTACCACCGCCCCATACATTTCCACGGCTATTTACTACATAGAAAACACCTTCTGAACCTCCTGCTGTTCCAACTACTGCTGCTGCACCTGAAGCGGCTGACTGAACAGGAACTGCT